TAGGATAAAGCTTCGTTCGTTTATTCCAAGAAGCTTTTCTACATCTTGCGCTGTTCCTTTGACTTTTAGATCGAAGGTTGTGTCAGATTCTTCAGCAAAGGAAAGAGCCATTACTTCGTCTTGATACTTACCTATATCAATAGTCGTCTTTCCGGTGAATTGTTGACCAGTTTGTGGTCCTGCCACGGTAGCTGCTATGGCAGGAGGCAGTCCTCCATTTTGAGCGACAATCTGCTTTATCTGATCGTAAGTGTATACTGCCATTAGTCTCCTATTTCGAGTTTGAATTGAGCAGCTAACGCAGCTGCCATTGCTTTCATTCTAGCTCCACATTTGGGTGAGTATTGAAATTCATTTGCTCCATTATTGTGAACGCGCTCATTTATTATGATTAGCATATTAACAAGCGATTTTGGATTCTTAAAAAATCTATCAAACCACCCTTGATAAAAATCTTTGTTTTCGTTTGTTTTTTGTGCTTGTATCCATTTGTATTGTGCTTGTATAGCTGCTACGCAACATCCTATACTCTTTACATCATGAGATGTAGGACTATCATTAAATGTAAACTTATTTGAATCAAATGGAAAGATACTAAACGATTTTTTTTCTTCTGCTTGGATACCTCTTTTAATTAAAGCAGTATCACCTCCATTCCAACCAATCATCATATTAAAATAACCCAAATATGAATTTAGATTAGCACCTGTCAATATTGGACGTCCTAGTGTGGGATTGTTTCCGTATTGACTAATCCACCAAACCTTTGCTGCTTGTTCAGTTGTAAACATTTCTTGCAGAAATGCTTTAGTTTTGGATTGATCTACATCTCCTGCATTACTAGATGTTCCCGACTTATTATCAAACGCTGTCTTAGGCGTGTATCGTGTGTAAGATTTAGTCCACATCATTATTTCAGTGTACGCTTGTGTAAGGTCACTAAAGTATCCTGCTTCTAAAGGTGCAAAAGCAAAGTCTAATTTTCTAGCATAAGGTTTTCCACGACCACTGCTATGCATTTTCATCACAGTTTTCATAGCAATTCCTCTCATAGAGGTCAGCTCCTTTGCTGTTGGATGATCTACTAATGCTACATCAACTTCCTTAATACTAGGCCACCAAACTCCATCAACAATTTTCCACATTGTATCTGGATCAATTCCATTTATATCTTCTGTTTGGTATCTTGCTTTATTCTTTGCAATAATTTCTTGGATTCTTGTGTTTAGAACATCCTTAGCAGTTGCAGGTCCCGCTCTTAACACTTTTAAATAATCTGCCCATAAGGTAGAATTAGTTCCAGCTACAATACGAATCACATGAGCACGCGCAAGCTCATCACCCTTCTCAGTTATGAGTCCGTTAAACTTATCAATTGTATCTTTTGGTATTGCTCCCATAATTAATCTTGTGCTCCACTTAAACCAGTTTGACCTTGTGTATAGAATCCGTTGTAACCACCACTACCTGGATCATTCGATTCTCCATCTGCAATTGGTGTTTCGTCTTGAGGAGTTGTATCGTTTGGTGATGGTTGTTCTGATGGTGGTTCTTCATTTACTTTAACATCCTCACCCTTATTTCCCTCCTTCGGTGCTGTTTTATTTGCTCCACTTCTAGCATCCTCTCCATCCTTAGCTTTGTTGGCAGTTTTTTTGACATCAGTGGAAAGCTCAATACCGTATGTATTAGCCCAAGAAGCTAATGGATGAGCTAAGCCTTTCCCACTAGGTAAAGCTAATTCTATTGGTATTTGTTGTGTAGAAGTTAAGTACATTGAAGTTGCATCGACATTAACATCTTCTGATTGGTATGATTTGTTTTCGCTCTCAGATGCTCTGTTTTTATCATTATCTACTCGCATAAGGATAATAGGATCTCCAGGTACTCCAGCTTCTGTTTGAGCAAATTGTTGCTCTTTTATTACCTTAGTAAGGTTTGCAGGGTCGGGTGTTCCTGCAAATCTAATACTTCCTCCAAACCGACCTTGCAATACAAAATCACCTTCATTCAACGCTACTTGCTTATGTACAATAGGTTTGTTTTGGTTGTTTTTAAATGCGCCTAAACTTTTAATTTTTTTATCAAATCTGCGAGACAACTCTCCTACTGTTCTCTGTCCTGGAAGAAATGGATTAATCCTATCCGGATCAATTCCAATAAATGGTGCAGAGTTTGATGTGATGTTAGCACTAGTACCAACTACTGGACCGTAGAAGGTTTCTGTAGTCATGAATACGTCAGGGCCGTCTAGCTTGCTTGATTTAGCATTAAAGATTAAAACCTGCTCTCCTGGTAACGGTACTTTAAAATTACTACGATCGAGCGGATTTGCTTGTCGTGCCAACAAAGCTTCCATAAAACTAAAAGAAGTTCCTCCAGGTGACGCAAAGGCGTTTCGATAAAATACAGTACCTATTATTCTGTTTTGATCTGGATCATAGGAGGGGTGATTTTCATTTAGGATAACATCCAGCACATGACCCACTCCAGACCGATTAAATGGTAAATACGGTTGAGGTGGTACTGGTGCTGGCGATGCTTTAAGAGCGCCAAATAATCCGCTGAAAAATCCCATACTCTATCCTTTATCTAGTAAATCTTGTGCTGCATCCATTAATTGTTGTTTTTCAGCTTCAGACAGCATACCATCATCTGTGTTAGTATTCTTATTACTGGATACTAGCAATCGTTGCACAATCGCTGTCAATTTCACTAAATTGTCATCGTTTTTTACTGAAACCTCAAGATATTCTTTAACTAAAGGAACCATCATAGATGCATCAGTCATATTACGAATCATTGGTTTGAGTTGATTGATCAGCTCAGTGATTTGCTTCTCTTTCTTTTTAGTGTTATTGTAAATGTCTGCTAAAAGATCAGAAAAGTTTTTATCATCAAATAGTGGTGAATCTTTATCCATAGTGCTTTTTATATAAATAGGTGAAAAGTAAGTTTTACGAAACTCCTCTACTTTCAATATCCTCTAAATACTCATACAACTTCTTAATGCGAATACCAGCTGTCCAAGCTATTCTATTTTCATAGAATCCCAACTCTGTTAGCTTATCCTCTATATCTGGCTCTAAAGGATCAAACTCAAATGCGTGCAAATTTGGTGTACCACAAACATCTTCCCATGCTTTGATTTCATCTAAAATAAAATCTCGAATATAGTCTTGAGATACGTTTATTAACACTACTTTTCAATTTCGTATATTTTTTCTTTAGGGATATAACCTTTTTCTAAGAAATCACTATACATATGCTTCCAACGCAATTTCATGTCTTTTACAACTTTGGTGATTTGTTGAGTATTAGCATTAGTCATCTCGCGAATATAAACATACAATGCTTTTTTGTTAAAAATCTCAATTCTATCTCTCTTTCTAAACAATTCCAATACCGCTTCTGCTAATCTTTGATCACGCTCTTTTTTGTAGTATAATTCAACTTTATCGTCCCAATACTCTAAATACTTTTCAAAAAACTTTTCTAAGTCTGGACCTTCTTCATCTGCTGTAGGTGTTGAATCTGCAATCTCTATAGAGAGGTCATAATCAATACGTTTTGTTTCGATTAACTTTTTGTAGTTTTTTCTGTTCTTTAAGATGCAGTAATTTTTTGCAACCATGCTGAAATAACTGAATGCTTTACTTCCCTTTTCTGGTTTGAATTTACCCAGCTTTTCACATAAAAAAGATACAACTTCATGTTGAACTTCATGCAACGGAACATTGTCGGTGTAATAAAACTTGAAAGTGTGAATGATGTTTTCAACCAACTTCTCCATTGGTTTTCTAATCTCTCTTTCATATATCCTACTCTTCACTTCTGTATCTTCTGTTGCGTTGTATTCGATTATAGCCACATCAACCTCAGGACCAAAATATTGTTTCTTACTTTTTCTTGCTCTTTTCTTCTTTTGCATCATTGCTTATGTATTTTTTAACAAACTCATCTAAGTCTGTGGTTGCTGCTTTTATCTCTTGAAATATATATCCAGTTTCATCGTCAGCTTCAAATGAACCTAAACGATCAATTTCCTGCATTCTCTTGTACGCCTTATCAGTACGAAGTGCTATAACAGATAACATTCTGACATACAATTCAAGGAATCCCATTAATTTTTCTGATTTTTTAAACTGAATGATTAGAAGCCATAATGCTACAGCTAACAATACAGACAGTGTTATAACTACTACTAACATGTTATTTGAATAATTTATCGAATGTATTTTTCAGATTATCTTTATCTGAGTCTGTGATACTTCCCTTCTTCTTAGTATTTTTCTTTTCTGGAAAAGTAGCTACCGGTTCTTCTTTCATCATATTAGATTCAATACGAGCTGCCATTGCATCCGCTTGATGTAACACGTAAGGAAGATTAGTACGTAAAGCGCTGTCTGGATTCCAACTAACATAATAGGGCTTGTTAGATTCTTCATACATACCATCATGCAACTTAATTCCAAACCACTCATTGTCGGTGATAGTAATACCTCTATCGTAAAGAAGTTTTAATCCTCTATCTGGAACAGTCATAAAAGCATTTACCGGATTATTAGTGTATAACTTCCCTTGATTCTTTCTATGCCAATCAGATGGGTTATGAATATACTGCTCAGCTTCTTCTGTTCCAATCTTTCCTAAGTCGTGGTTCATTGCAGAAAAGATTAACTCTTCTGTAGTGTAGTCTTTTGTTGCACCATGCTTACTCCAAAGCTTGTCTACATCTAACGCACACTCCATAACACGTATAACGTGATCTACATAGCCACCAATAAAGCAGTTGTGGTAGTGAGCTGTGCCTGAGGCAGGCATCATCATAATACGCTCTTCATGGTCTTGATATAACTTTCTCAACTTCTCTTTTCTATCTCCAGTAACATACTCATCTATGAAGGATAGAAATTTTTTGTAATTGTCTTGTAACTCTTCTGCTGTGTAACTCATAACTGTTTGCTTAATTTTTTTAACTGTGATTCTAATTTACGTCTATATGTAACGCGTTTTTCTTTTTTGATTTGTTTTTTTAACTTACTGATATTAACAAGAAGCGCTTGGTGATCTTGTCTTTTTTGAGACTTACTCCTTGTATCTTTCTTAGTCTCTTTTCTAGGTGTTGCCGGTAATGTTCCTTTTAGTTTAGGCTGCTCTACTCCTTTATGATATACTGTACCGTTTTCATGTACAAATACTTTCATAAACTTCCACCCTCTATGAAATCCAGATGGACGTTTTGGCTTTGGAAAAGCGTCTGGAAACATCTCGGCTTGCATTTCTCTAACACAACAAGAACAGTACTTTAGCTTAGCACCTGGAGTAACACTCCCTCTATACTCTACTGTTCCGCAATTTTGACATTCTAAATATGGCATAGCTTTCTACTTATGTGACTGTTATAGTAGTAACTATACAACTTTTTTCTCAAAAATGCTAATTTTCACTAATAGGTCGGAAGGGAAACACGGTCCAAGATAAACAAAACCATAAAAACTGGCCGTTTACTTTACGTTTTGTAACGTAATATGGCAACATTCCTTGTTCTTTAAAATCTAAATTAATCGATTTTTCTATGGATTTTTTGTGAGGACTCACGTATATGAGGATATCAAACGCGTTCAAAACCATGATATCATGCTCTTTGTCGAGTTCATCTAGGTGATCAGTAATATGTTCAAAGAGAGATAATTCCTCGCACAGATAGTCAAAATCCAGCTTCTTTTCACTGCGACTAAAATGCCACATCCACTCACCTTTGGCATTTTCTATAGATGGTGATTCCCCAAAAGCATTTAGATCTAGAGTAGCAGCTGCTTTTGTTATTTGATGTTTTGCCTTTGATAAAAAACCATTATCCACTAAAGCATCGTAGTAGCTATTCATACTACTTTTTTGATTTTTTAGAAGAGCGTCTTGTAGGTTTTTTACTCGTTGCAGGCTTCACTGGCTTATCCATATTAGCTACGTGCTCGAGAAGAGAATTTCTTGTTTCTTCTAGCTTTGCTATTTTTTGGTAAGCTTGGTCAGCCCACCCTTGTATGGCTTTAACCTTGAATTGTAAATCTTTAGTATTTGTGTTGTTTCTATATAAGACAATAGCTAGCCCTATATTAACAAATACACTAGTAATTAATAATGAAGTAAATAACATAGTATTATGTAGTTTTTAAATGTTAATGTATAAACTTTAATATCAGAAAAATAATCCAGAAAGTCAACTATTTTGTCAGATAAATTTAATTTATTATGATACTACGCCACCAAAATAAGCCATCCATCGGCTTGTAGTATATTTTGTTGCTACTATAACTGCACCTGCAGGCACTGTTGCTGGATTATTCTGAAGAAGCATTGGCATAATTTGGTCTCCAACTGCGGGATACACTTCTAGTGTTTTGTTAAAAACTGTATTCTGAATAGTAATTGTCGTTCCTGCAGCAACTTCAGAGGTTGATGGAAGCGAAACTCCTTTTGTATTATCAGAACCCAAAACAAATATTCTTCCACCCATAGCTGCAGTAATAGCCTCAGCGCTATCTTGATTGTTACCTGCAGCTGTAACAAGCGTAGTTTTTTCTGTATAAGCAAGAGCAGAAGTGGTACCACTTGCACTCACAAAACCACCCGCTATAATATTTGCTGATGCTGTTACGTGGGTTGTACGTACATTGTTGATGTAAGCAGCACTTAGTATGTTTGTAGATAATGTTCCAGTACTTGGATTAAACTCAAGTCCACTACCGGTAGCTGTTACATTAACTCCATCGTTTCCAGAGGTAGCACTTCCAAAATGCACATAGAATTCAGTATTACTTGATTCTGCAGTTATAGCTACATTAGTTGCGTTAGTTGCATTAGTAGCAGTTGTTGCAGTAGCTACTGTTCCATCCACATTACCTCCAGCTACATATGAGGATGTTACTCCAACTGAAGCTGTAGCTACACTCATTGATGAAGTTACAGAGTTAAATACAAAGGAAGATGTTGCACTATTAGCTACTACGTTTGCAGTTTGAGCATAAGAAGATAAATCTTGATCTCCAGTATTTGTTCCAGATGTGACTCCAGTGAAGTTAGACGCTGATATAGTACTAGTCACAACTAATGATCCAGTAATCTGTGCATTACCGTTATGAGTACCATCCCATTCAGCGGTTACTCCAGTTATGTTTGTTCCATCTCCACTAAACGATCCAGAAAAATCTCCAACATAAGATCCAGTAAATGATCCAGAAAAAGAACCGGAAGCTATTATTTCAGTCGCTTCTGCACCGTCTAGTGCATCGATGATTCGTGTAATATGTTCTGCGTCGATTGTTGAGGTATTACTAATACCAGTTCTTGAAATTGTTGCCATTTACGTACGTGTTTATTATAAATAGCTTGGAATCCAATTAAACTTCAAAAATAGAGTCGCTTAATCTTCCTAATCCATCCGGATGATCCATGCCATATCCAAACACCCACTCATCTTTGATAGTGTATCCACAAAAATCTAAGTCCATTGGACAGTTATGCCTCTTTAACAATGTTGCTTTGTAAACGTGTTTTGCTCCTCTGTCGTAAGCAAGTTTTTCTAAGTATGCCATTGTATTGCCAGAATCACAAATGTCATCTATCAACCAAACATCTTTATCTGCCAAGTTAATATTCCAATCCTTATATAAGTTGATCTCACCTCTAGCTTGACCTTTGTACGACTCAACTCCTACACAATCAACATAAGCATCGAATAATAAGTTCTTAGCTACGTCTTGAAAGAATGTGATACCTCCTTGTAGGATTGGTGTTAGTACTGGATACAGTGCTTTTGGTTCGTTTGGATAAAGACTGTTCATTTTTTCTGCTAACCCTAAAACTTTATCCTCTATTGCATGAGGACCGAATAATATTTTTTCCATACACTTAATATACGAAAATTATATTATACTTTCAACTTTTTACCCGATGTTTTAAAGTTAAGTTTGCGCATGACTGTCTTGGATATTAAGTCAAGTTTTTTGGTTCTAGGATTAAACCTCAATACAAATGGTACATTAATATTAGATTCCATATCAGTGATTACAGCCTCTCCACTAGCTCCTAAACTCTTTATCTCCTGTCCGTGATCCTCATATGTCTTTGTAAACAGATCCTCAATCTCTTCTGGCTCTATTGATTTACGATTACGTATATCGTTTACTCGATCCATAAAATGTCTTGTGAATTCTATATCAATTCCAATAGCAGCAAACATCTTATCTAAGTAAGCTTCCACTTCATCTAATTCAGCTTGGTTTACTGATTCTAATATTTGTTGTAGCTTAATCATGTTATCTTAACAAGGAGTAACGGTACTTATTTCAGCATCCGTACTATTTAGTGCATAATTACCATTTGCATTTGCTCCAGTATCAGGAATTGTCCAAGTGCCACCTGATTCAGTTGCATCGTCAAACTCAAATAAAGTGTCTGGGTTCAATGAACTAATATTATTATCCGTTGGGCACCCGGAATTATATATCGAATTCACATTAGCTTGTGTTAATACTGTATTTTTAAATATTGCTATTTGATCATAGTATGCAGTATCCCCTATAGGTGTTGAAGGAATGGTATCCCGGCCAAATTTAACCCCCGTAGAAGTACCCGACATCACTTTTGCCGAGACTGGGGTTGAGTCTGGATCATGTGCCGTACCATTTAAATATATTTTCAATGCCGGAGCAGTGCTATCATAAGTCATTACCACGTGATTCCATTGTGTCATATTAGGAGTGCCTAAGTTTGCTATTCCTGCTTGTCCTATAAAACCATCACCGAAAAAGAACTGAAATCCTCCAGAAAACCCACCGCCCACAGGAGTTTTACTCAATTGTATTTGTGCTTCTATACCACCTTTACCAGATCTTCTTCTAGCATATGGCACCCAAAGCCCTGTATCAGCTGTTGCCTTTATCCAAAATGAAACTGATAATCCAGTTGCATTATTATAAAAATCACTTTGAGATGTAGACGTTGTTCCAAGGAAACCACCAGCAGTGTTTATAAATAAACTTTGTTTAGTACTAGTAGCGGCAGCTGTTCCAGTATTACTACCGTAAGCTTGTAGGTGTTGTTGATAACGCAAAAAAGCCTCTTTCCTTCTTCTTTGATCTTGTTTCTTTTTAGCTTTAAACGCTTCTTCCTCCTGCAACTTTTGTTTTTTTGCTAACTCACGAATATAGTCTGCATTCCTTAAAAAATCTTTCATTTATCTGTAGTAGTTTCTATTGTAACTTAATCATTTTTAACTTGAATAATAATTTTATCTTCTACACGTTTAACTATAAAGTTAGATGGCACTATGTTTGTGATATATTCTTCGTAATATGCATTACGATCAAACTCAGGCTTTTTAGGAGTCTCAGCTTTAACATATCCGGGTGGCATTATGTCTTTAAGTTTAATCATATTATGCCGGTACATCTTCTTCAAACACCGCATCGGTGAGTGTACCATTAACACTACCTACTTGATCAGTTACTGTTGTTCCAGTGCCTCCATCATCATCACCCATTCTATAATAATGTTGGATAGCTATAAACTGATTACTATAATCAATGCTAGTAGCATCCGTAGGAACACCACTATTATATAAATTATTTACATCAGATTGATCCAAAGATCCAGTAAAGTATACAAATTCATCTATATTACCATTTATAAACTCACCTGCACCATTACGTGAACCAATGTGGAATGGTGTTGTGTCATTAGTAGAAGATCCTGGAGTCATGTTGTTGGTATTAAATGATTGCGCGTGTGTCCCATTTGATGATTGTGATACACGACTAATACCATTTACATATATATCCATTCCAGAACTACTAAAATTTCCATTATATGTTACTACCAGATGATACCAACCAAGTGATGCGTTTGGAATAATATTACCTCCTCCAGCATTGTCTGATCCACTGTGTACAGCAGATCTTACACTTAATGCCTTAGGATTGTTGGTGACAGGCTCCCGTCCTTGAATTAAAACTTTTACTCCACTAGTACTATCTACAGTTAAACTTAATCCTTTATATTCTACACCTCGAGCTGCAGATACTTTACTAGCAATTCTAACTCCATCTATTCCAGGATTTGAATCATGTTTTACCCATGTACTTATACTAAAAGAACTAGAAGGTGAAATCACCATGTTATCACCAAACGCTATAGTATTAGTCTCTGCATCTCCATCAAATTTAGCAGAGTAGGTGTTTGTAAAACCACTGGCTGCAGCTGTTCCAGTATTACTACCATAAGTTTTTGCGAATTGCTGATTTAAGTGTTGTTGATATCGTAAGAATGCTTCCTTTTTTCTTCGCTGATTTTGTCTTTTCTTAATGTTAAAAGCCTCCTCCTCTTGCAACTTTTGTTTTTTTGCTAACTCACGAATATAATCTGCATTTCTAAGAAAATCTCTCATTTGTCTGTAGTAGTTTCTATTGTAACTTGTATTTTTGGTTCATATCCTTGTGGTAATTTATTTACCAATCCTTTAAAAGTGGAGTTGCCAGCATCATGTCTAAACTCAAATTTAAGATTACTAAGATCCATCATCACTTGTGAAGATGTTGTAAATCCAAAACTATTATCTCGTCTATACGGATTCATCCACTTATCACTATCATGTTGCTTCGATAGAGCATCCAATACCTGCTCTTGCGATGAAATATCCGACAATGCATCGTAAGCTATTTGTTGCCTAGACAAAGAAGATTTTCTTTTTAATCCACCCGTATAACCAGTATCAGGATACTCAACTCCATGGTTAGTTCTTGTCACTACTTCATCAGGACCTATTCGCTTTATTATAGGAACATGTTGTGAAGTCATTTCAATAATATAGCTATGCTTAGCGTTTGATACAATTGTAAGCCCCTTGACCCCAACATCATCTTCATCATCACCTCTAAAATTAATCACCGATCTCATAGATTGTGATAATTTAGATTGTTGTAATGCGGTTCTGATTTTTAATCCATCATAAGAAGGCTTACCATTCTTACCCTTTTTAGCTTTATCTTTTGCTAAATCTCCCTCTTTTTCATCAAAACCAACCATTAAAGATGCATTTACTACACCAATACCCTTCTCATTTAGACCTTCACTCCAATCGGTTAAGACGTCTCGCATATAAACCATCTCTATACCATTCACAATTTCGTGCACTACTTCAAGATCTGGAGCATACATTCTATCGCGGTTCTTTGCCAAAACTACATTGCCATCAACACGGCAGCGCGCAATCACACACTCGTTTAATTCGTGAAGAAGGTTACGTAATTTTATCATGACAGGCTTTCTAATAAATAGTCAACTATTCTTTAGTTTCCTTATGCTGATCAATCTTTTCTAGTATTTTCTTGAAGAGGTCTGTTTTTATCCATCCACTCAGCGACGCATTCTTTAATGCGCTAACTATTTGGAAAATTAAAAATGGCACAATAACTGTTTCACTTAACCAAGAGGTTCCTGCAAAACTCTTCTCTATAGAAAGTAGTACACCTAATATAACCCACCACAAAGCTAAAGTTCTTAAAACTTTTATTGCTTTATATGTTCTAAATCCTTCTCTTTTGACACCTGCTACAACACCAAAAAAGCCATCCAATAACACAACACAACCTACTGATAAAAATTGTTCTGCATTATCCATAGCAAGACCTAGGAAGTAAGAACACACAAAGGCGCATGTAGTTGTTATTGAGATTACTGTAGTCTTCATAAAGCTTTAAGCATATCAACTAATTCTGGTTGTGGAAAGCAGTCAAACTTATCTTTACGAACATTTGTATGAGTCCATAATCCAAACTGCTTTGCATTATAAGCATCTGAGTTAAATTCAAAAGCATCTTTAGGATGTACTCCCTCTTTTAGGAGTTTAGGTAATCCATTAACCAGATCCATTTTTGGATAAATGTCTTTAAGATGTAATATAAGCAATCGAAGAGCTTCAATCTGCTTGTCTGAATATGCATGCCAGTATTGGTGTCCTCTAAATTTATAACCTAGATCACATACAAACTCTGGCTTAACTTCTGTTTTAACATAAGTGTAATATTTGTCTCCTTTCTTTGTTAGATATCCAAAATTGTTAAGCTCAACACCACCGGACATCTTAGAGATCTTAAAATTACCCACTTTACCTAAGTGCCATCCTAAATAGTTATTAGGAAAGCATTCTACAACTACACCGTCATGTTTAGCTTCTTTACCTTTCACATTGGTACCACCGATACAATATTGAGTACCAACTCTACCTCTCTTATCACTATTCCAATTGTTTATAGTATTGTAAGGATTATCCCAACCCGCAGTATGATGTATGAAGAATCCTAATGGCTCTATTTTACCATAATCTCTTACATATTCATCAGAATCTAAATATGCTTTATCAATAACAAGTCCATCTTTTGTTGTATATGTTCCATGTCTTGCTATCTTATCATCTTTGTCATATGCCGTATCTTCTGCACTTGTACTAGCAGATAAATCAGTATCAATACCAGCTACTTCCCATGTTGCAGGTCCCACAATACCATCAGCCACCAATCCATTTTTCTTTTGCCACGCAATAGTTAATTTCTCTGTACCTGCACCAAATATTCCATCTGCTGGCGTACCTATCACCTTCTGCCACTCCTTTACTTCTAAACCTCTACTTCCTCTTTTTAACAACATATTTTATTTTTTTATTAGAAATCACTCATTATAGACTCATCTACAAACTCCTGCACATCTTCTTGTTTTGCATCAATCTGCATCATAATATTAGCCTGATATCTTTTCTTCTCTTCTCCATCAACAAACACTATTATAGTAGGTAATACTACTATTTTATACTTTGTTTTTAGTTTAGGATATTTGGTAAGATCATAATACTTAACACTGCAGTCTGTTAACTTTCCAAGCCAAGCTACCTTATTAGCATCATTCCACGAAGCATTAAAATGCTTAACAACTACTTGAGAATAGCTCTTCGTAGCACACAAACACATTAACGCAAACATCAATATTAATCTCATAGCTTTTATCTTAGTTTGTCAATTTTCTCTTCTATACGATCCATATCTTCTTTCAACTCTGTGACATCTTCTTGAGTTGTCATAATAGTTTGTCGAACCAACTGATCTTTCATATCGTACTCCATCCGTGTCACTTCAGGATCTGGAGGGATCGGAAGCTCTTTTGCTTCTTGTATGTCTGCTTGTAGTGCAAACCACATTCCTACTATGGTCGCAATTGCAAAAGCAAGACCTACCAAAGATTTAATACTTATCTTAAAACCTGTATCCTCATTTAACTCTTTTGCCATTTTTAAAAAATTATGTAATTGACACCAACACTAAAGTTATGCCAACTACGATTCCAGTACTTGTTATATTTGCCTTCTAGGAACACTCCTAAGCTTTTATTGAACTTGTAACCGAAAATCAATCCTCCAGAGTAGTCGATCCACTGACCGCTATTAAAGTTGTGATACGAGTAATCACTATTTGCCTTTAGGTGCACTGGCATTATATTACCCCATGAGTGCAACCAAAAATCTTTAGTATAATGATAGAAGTCAAACCCTATAACAAGGGAATGGTTCCATTGCAGGTCTAATGCACTGCGTTCTTTTTCTGTATATTCTGCTAATACTTCTGGAATAACTACAGCTTCCCACACTTGTGTATTCTCTGCAACTACATCTCCTGCAGGATTAAAATATGTTACACCTCCATCTCCATCAAACTCAACATCATATCCCTCTTGTAATGCGAGTTGCGTATAATGCAAATTACCATCGGACAACAACCAACTTTCTAATGGATTGTATCCATACGGCTCCGATATACGCTGCACTGCTCCTATATTAAACGACAACTTATCGCCTATTTTTTGTCTATATCTTTCTGAAGATTCAAAATATTGAATATCTGCAAATCCATCTTGAACATACTCAACCTTAGCTATCCAATGATTAGCTACATACCTTAAAAAGTGATCTTGATTAAAGAACGATGTCCCTTGTTGTCTGGTCCAATCTGCCTCGAATAGAAATTCAAATCCATTTATCTTTCCAACTGTAGCAGCATCTCCATAAGATTTCTCAGTACCGTCATAGAAAACATTAGCTCGATTTTCATATCCAAATCTAGCAATCTTTCAACTCCTAACGCTATTGAATAATCGAAAGGTGTTTTAACTGTGTTTGTCTGCAATCCATCTGTCACTGAAAATACGTCAACATCTGAGATCGAGTTACCGCCTGAGACTGCTCCATAAAACGTAGAGTACTTGACTAACTTTTTAACAGTCTTAGAGAATTTAGATTGCTCTTCTTGACTGAATAATATTGTTGGTATTAGTAAGAATAGTATTAAAAGCTGCTTCATTGTTTTATAATTCTTTTAGTAAATCTCTTTTCTTCGTGTATTAGTGTTAATAAATATACACCGGTTTCATATGTACCCAACTCTAAACGATTATCCTTTCCAGTCAATATTAGTTTACCCATCATATCTCTCAACTCATACTTAAATGTTAGGTGTGTTTCAATAGTGACGGTGTTGTCTGTTGGGTTTGGATATACGAGAATTCCATTAATATCCATCTCGTCAATACCCACTGGCCACCCTTGTTGACAGTAATCATACATAGATTGACATGATGCATCCCATTCATTTTCGCAACAATAAACATCAACATCAATTACCCAAGCATAGCATCCATCGTTTAACCAATAAGGGTTTCCAGGACCACCTACACATCCTGCGTCATATAAACAAGCTGATGAATCTGTTACATTTGCTGTTGGATCATAATTAAATGCATTTGGATCTGTACAACCCGCAACTGGTAATATACATGTTCCATTATCTGTATTGGCTAGTGGATCATAATTTAATGCTGTTGAATCGATACAACCAAAAATGACTGGCTCACAAGAGCCGTTATCTGTATTGGCTAGTGGATCATAATTAAAAGCGGTTGGGTCCATACAACCGTAAATTACTGGAATACAACTTCCATCATCCACATTAGCTAATGGGTCATAATTAAAAGCAGTTGGATCTGTACATCCATAAATTGGATATATACATGTACCATTATCTACATTTGCAGTTGAATCATAATTTAAAGCTAATGGATCCATACATCCAAAATATATACAAGATCCATCATCCACATTAGCTAGTGGATTGTAGTTCCATGAGATTGAATCCATACAACCATATACTGTAGCAATACAAGATCCATCGTCCACATTTGCATTTGCATTATAGTTGAAAGCTAAAGGATTCGTACAGCCTTCTATAACTGCAATACACGAACCGTCATCAGTATTAGCTAGCGGATTATAATTAAACGAAGTAGAATCCATACAGCCAAACACTTTAGGCTCACAATAATCTCCACAAAATGGCAATGCTGAGTATGTAGTCCATGTTGGTTCTTCAAAAGGCTGTAATGCTCCTTGCCCGTTGTTAGCAAATGGATTAGTTCCTTCTTCTAACAGCACCACACCATTAGCATTTTCTAATCTAAATGAGTTATGCCAAGTTTGAAATTCGACTTGTGCTGGAGGTTGTTGTGGTCCGCCTACCTCAAAATAAAACACCTCAACTGGCTTGTCAGTGTCTAATTGTAATGAAAAAGTTTCACTAGAAGCTCCAGGCCCCATAGTATATGTCCATAAATTTGCTCCTTGAGAAACACCTAACCAAGAGTTCCCCCAGCCATCACTTGCATCATCTTCTATTGTGAGTGTGTAGTCGCAAGTTGGTATTATAGCTTGCATTGTAGCATTAGAATCGTAATTGAATGCAGCAGTATCAATACATCCATACACATGCAGGTTAGCACACGTACCATCGTCTTGTGTTGCTAGTGGATCAAACTCTTGATAAGCAGGATCTGTACATCCTAACACAGGAGTTATGCCACTACAAGGAACACCAAACACTGGTCCCGAATATACTGTAAAGCCAAAGTTAGGATTACCTAATTGCCACAAGACACTGCCATTGCAATCATATATAGTAACATCACCATCAACCGTACCGCCAGTAGTTGATCCAGCTAAACCATCACCAAAAGAATCGTTGAATATTAACTCTGCACCTGCAGGATCAATACACACAGTATAGCTGTAGGTTTGTCCTATATCATTGGAATCGTAAGTACCCATCAAATTATATTCGAGCTGATTCCCGTTTGACAAGTCTACTAATATCCATGAAGTTTCGCCTGGATAGCTATCTAGAGTTATTTCGATTGTTATTTCAAAATCTCCAGGATCACATCCATTATTACCACCACCTGCATATACACACGAACCATTATCTTCAGTTGCCCATGGATTGTATGATTCTGAAAGTGAATCCATACAACCAGGTATGCATGGGTATGGAGTGTATGCTATGGTATCGGATTGTGTTCCATTAGCATAGTTCAAAACCAAATAATGCTCTACAGACCAGTTAGGGTTTGCAGGTTGTCCATTACCCGGTCCCGCATACACACCAAAGTTACCACCTGGTACATTGGGGGGTTGTCCTACTGGATATGTGAATGGACCTGCGCCTTCTGCGTTTGAGTATTCCACAGAAGTTACTTCACAACTTCCGGGAGCGTTGAACCATTCAAATATAATAATTGCTTGACCTCCAGGTATGCCGTTCTGGCCAGTGATGCACTGTTGATAGGCGTTCGTGCTATCAAAATTACAAGGAGCTTGTGCTATCGATAATATTGGCAGCAATACTGCCAACATAAGTGTGTTAAACTTCTTCGTCAGAAACTTCTTCATTTTTATTACTTGTTTTATTGTTACTAAAAACTTTACCAATCTCAGCAATACCAAAACTACCTAAAGTTACTATTAAAAACGAGTTGTAAATAAACTCTGAAATAACTAGATGGTTGCCTAATACGCCAGTTATAATGTCTGTGATTGCAAATATTGCCATCATACCAAATGAAAGAAAACCAACTATAGTTTTCTCATTAATACCATTATCATCTTTGAAAATATCTCTAAAAGCCATAAATTTTCTATTTAAGAACATCACAATTCTTGAAACCTTTACAGCATTATATAACCTCTTAAAGATGCTCATGTTAATTATAAATAGCTCTGAAAAATAGAAAATGCCGGTCTTGCCGGCATTAACTTTATACCTTTAAATTCTTTTATAAAACGTATTCTTCGTTATTGAAAGCTCGTTTGATTTCTCGCACATCTCGTACGAAATCTCGTCGATTTTCTTCGGATAATTGCTTGGAAATATGCAATACAAGAGCTGTGCTTGTTCTGAATTTATTATCGATTTTCTTGGTAAATCCATTCATTTGAGCCACCTCACATATCGTGTCAAAAACACCAGAATCCAGCGGATTATTGGTAACTTCTTCCGCCATTGTGAACGATTTGTCATCGTACATGGAGCGCAACATTACCTTCATTTTTTCGTCATTTACGTCCGGAAATTCTTGCTTTACTTTAGCGTAAAATTCGTCAAAACTACTCGATTCATCGGCTAAAATTTGCAATTCTGAAAACGCTCCTTCCTCCAATTTTACATCGTATCTACCAAGATTTTCTTTAAGATCATCCTTACGCATATACCCTTGAACCACTGTGCGAGGGTTAGCCATATCCTTCATTTTATCGAGAAATTTCAATCTTTCCGCTAACACGTTTTGCATCAGTTGTAATGTCTCAGAATCGAATTCATCATTAACAAATGCAACGAATTCCTTAGCTGTGAATTTAGGTGGAGCTGCTTCATTAACTGATTCAGCGAGTTGAAGATCCTCTGCCTTCAAAGGGTTCTGATCAATTATATATCGATCTTCTCTATCTTTGTGAGGTATTATATCATCAACAGTATATGTTTTATTTGGATCTAAGTTTTTGAAGATAGACTTCTCACCAACAAACTTCACCTTATCGCCTTTCTTAAAAGATTCTT